GCCATCCGCTAGAGCTTTCATATCAACTCCAGCTTTTTCTAATGCTTCGCTATACTTGTCAGACCCGTCTCGAGCTTCACCAATCCGAGTATTTAAGCGACCGAGTGCTTTATCTGTGTCTTCCGCACTTAATCCTGTTTGACCTAAAGCGTATTGATACTCTTGATAAGCTTCGGTAGATACACCTACTTTACGGGCATTTTTCGCCGCTTCATCCCCCGCGTTAATCGTTTTACTGATAAACACCCCAAGAGCTGCCGCGGCCCCGACGATCGGCAACGTAACATTTTTAGTCATAGTAGATCCGGCGTTTTTCATCTTCTCGCCTGACTTTTTAAAACTTTCACCCGTCGTTGCTGCTTTATCGGCTAACTTTTCTAAACTCGATTTTGATGTTTCGACTTGACTTTCAAAGTGTTTTAATTTGCTTTCAGTTTCTACAATTTCACGCTGGAAGGCTCTATACTGTTCTTCTTTAATATCTCCGTTTTCAAATTGACGTTGTACCTCTGCTTCAGCATCTTTTAGTTGGTTCAACTTATTCCGAGTGGTTTCGACTTGATCACCGAGTAGTTTTTGTTTCTGTGCCAATAATTCAGTGTTACCAGGATTAAATTTTAATAATTTTTCAACGTCTCGAAGCTCACCTTGCAGATCGCGACTTTGTTTATTAACGCCTTGCAACGCTTTGTCTAATCCTTTTGTTTCGCCGTCTAATTCTATCGTTATGCCTTGTATCCTCTTAGCCATTTTTTTCACCTCCGATTAAAAGGAATTAAAGTCAGATTGTGTCGCTTTTCGTGCTTCATTTCCTTGCGGATTTTTACGACTAACGTATTCGTCCATATAGTCTAGACACATACCGATAGTCATAATTTCAAGGTCGTCATAATTAAGTCCACAGGACTTACATATAAATAAAAAGGAATCGGTAGTGATTGGATCACCGTCCGATTCCTCATTTTCTATTTTTTTTTACTGCTTAACGAACTCATCATCAATTCTTGCAATTCCGGGAGTATTTCCATTAAAGGAAATTCTTCGAATGTGTCTAGCCATTCTAATGGCTCTGAAATGGAATTATCAGCTGTTTTTGCAAGTGTCCAACAAATATTATAAAAGACTTCCATGTCCAAGCTTTTCAAATCTTCATAGCTTGGGTTTTTTTTATTTTTTATTTTTGTTAATCCTTCCATCTTCATCAAGTCGACGAAAAAGTCGCTGTTAAACTGCTTCTTATAGCGCAAAGGTGTAGATCCCTTTGACTCGAATTTTACTTTTCGACCGTCGATTTCAATCGTTTTTTCCAACTAAATCACGTCCAATCTAAACTACTACTTTTTTGTACACAGCAGTGTACCAAGCATCATAAATGGCGGCGCTTGTTGCCTTTGTTGTCTTTGTTTTTACCATGCGCTTTCCACTAATTTCTATCGGGCTTGCCACAAACGTTAGTACTTTTGTGTTAGGTGTGACTGCATTTGTTTTTGTGGATGATGCTACACTGGGGCGTTTTGCTGTGCAACTATACATTACATGCCTTACAGATTTCAGGTCACCATCAAATTCAAACATTAGTGCAAAAGGTTTTCCCTTAGCGTCTTGCAATTCGTTAATAACCGCGTCCACATCGTCTAATTCCTCGCCTAGTGCATCTTGTCCGAATTGCTCAGGGATATTAGCGATAGATAACGTTCCATCATAGCCCTGGTTGTTGCTAGCTGAATAGTAAAGCATATCGTCGGCATAAAATTCGATCATATCACCGCGCGGTTCGTTCGTTAATTCGACTGCACCAGGTATAGCGATAGGTGTGTCAAAAGTTACAACCTCAGCTGCTACAGTATAAGTCGCGTAATGCACATTTCTTAAACCAAAAGTAACTTTATTTTCTGGCATTTATATCACTCCGATTTCATAAGTTATTTGAAATAAACCTTCTGACTCAATCCATGTTTCTGTTTTTTCGTATGCTAATTCATTAGCATCTAGCAAACTTTCAAGAGTAGCTTCTGCTAGTAAATCCTTTTTTCTGGTGTACAATTCAGCATCAACATTATTAATTTTTTTATAAACTTTATTGTCAGCAAAAAAGTTAGAAGAGTTAGGGACTAAATAAGTAATAAAGGGCGGCGATGGGATTGGGTTGTTTGACGTCTCGGTAAAATGCGAATAGACCACAGGATACCCGGCCGCTTCTAAAATAGTAACCAATTCAACTAGTGTCACCCTGTGATCACCTTCTCCACCTTAGTCATGTATTCCTTAATAGCTGCCTCTTCAGCTGGTCCGATGTGGACTTTAGCTGGTACACGACCACCACTTACTTTCACATGTCCTTTTTCTAGTAAATGCGTTAATTGATAACTAGTAACATTGTGCACGACTTGGGCGCTACCTATTTTCTTTCTGGCCCACGCGAATGCATATTGACCTGTATCTTTTGGGCTTGTTGATTTTAAATTTTTAACCGTATTTTTAGCGACCTCTATTTTCGCTTCTTCAAGGCCTTCCGATACCTCAGTTGTGTATTCCTTAAGGGCTTTTGCAATCTCATTAGACAAGCTTCCTACGCCTTTAACCATTGCCGATCACCCTCTCACATGTAAGCTCAATTTCCTCAAAATTGATTGCGTAGGTGCGAACGACTTTGTATTTTTCTCCTTCAAATTCCACTTCGTTTTCATTTCCGTACTCATACTTGTGGACGGTAAATACCTTTGCGGGTTTAAGTCCAGCGGCAGCTGCGTTATAAAATTCAGTTCTGCCTACCGAATTCAAACCACACAAAATAGATATTCTTGCAGGTGTTTGTATTGGATTTTTTATTTCATCGTATGTCGTTGTTTGACTAAGCAAAATTAACTCTTCGTCATATGTCATATAGCCACCACCCAAGAACCGTCAATCAAGTCTACCGTGGTCCAAACACCTTTGATGTACATTTGCTTACTGTCGTCCGCGTCAAGAACGTAAACAATATATAGGCTCGGAAATATAGGCAATATATCAACAGTTGCAATCGAATCTACTCTAAGATTTTTTGCGCCAACGTGTAACATTAAATTGTGAAGTCTAAATTGTAAATGTCTCGGCACGGATCCTTCTCCGTCTCGACTTTGATATCTCCATGTTGCATAGTCGACAACAAACATCAAATGATAAGGATTAGTCTCTATAAGCACTAACCCTTTTTCATCCGATAATTCAGTCATAACGCTGTTAACGATAGCAGTTAAATAACTATCCCGAACAGTAGTTCTGATACCTAGTCGATCTTTGACGAGTTCTAATGCTGCAGTTAACATTATTCTGCCTCTTTAATAAGGTTTTCAGCTTCAATAGCTTCGTCTTTCCCTTTTACTTTTTCACCGTTGGAAAGTTCATAGTGGCCGCCGCCCACGTGCTTAGGAAATTCATTAGCTGCTTCTGGTACCTCTACTAGTGGCTTTCCTTTAACGGCCTTCAATTCCTCAAATCTTTCCTCGGAAACTTCTATTATTTTTCCAACTTTATGCGTCATTTTGTTCGGTTTGTCAGTAAACGCTCTTAAAACTTTTACTTTCATCTTCTATTCCTCCTCCATTATCTGCTAAGCATCACCTATTAAGCGTTGGCCGTATCGGCCGCAAATGTCACATCAGTTGCATTTGGCGCCACTTCAAGATCTGCTTGACTAATGTTAATCGCCACAAACCCTTCACCTATTACAGGGCGGCCATCATAACGCGCGGTACCTTTAAAGACTGTGTTGTCCTCAATGAATTGAACGTGTTCAGATTGAGCTAATTGCGCTCCGGCGCGTTCTGCTAATAGGTACAATGAACCGTATCCACCAACAACGACATCTTCAGGAATAAAGTCCAGGATAACAAGATCTCCACCTACAATAGGCATCGTGTCATTTTGTCCAGAAACAATTGCACCCGCAGCATTAATAGTTAATGCTTTCGCTTGCAATGAAGCACGTGTGTTTGAACTCAGGGCCCAGAATTTTGAACCGTTGCTATAGTTGGCTTTCGCTTTACCCAATTTTAAAATTAAATCTTTATAGAACAATGTATCTGTGCTAGCAGCTGCATCGATTAACAATAGATTTGATGCACTTAAATTAGTCCAAGTATTTTCACTAGTTCCCCAATACGCTGGTTGAACAGTTTCAGCAAGACGTTTTAAGATACCGACAGGCATTTTTGTACCCGTTCCGTAAAGAATAGCTTTATCTATTGCAAGGCCGATAGCTTGTCCGATCATATCCATGATCTCATTGCTTAAAGACAAATCTGAGTCTTCAAGAAGTGAATTTGGTACCGCGATAAATCCGCCAACTTTGTACCCGTCAACTTCAATCTGGTTGAAAACGATATTCAATTCGTTTAGCTTTCCAACCATTTCAGTCCAAATTCCTTCAGGAACAGTACCCGCAATATTTTGTCTAGCTTTACCTGTGACAGATTTTAAATTTACACGAGAAATTAATTTAGAATAACGGTGTAAATTGTCACGTAACAATTCGAGCATTACTTCGGGAACGTTTAATTCTCCCCCAGTGACCGCTCGTTTTTCTTGCATGATCCCACGAGTGCGAGTTAAAAACGCTTGTACTTCCTCGCGTTTTACTAATTCGTCTACTTCGTTCCGTTGCATACTTCCAAAAAATTTATACCTTTTCATTGTCCCGCCTCCTAGTTTTTGTGTTCTTTCTTCTGGTGTAGCTGGTGGTGTATTAATTGGGTTATTGCTATTTAACTGATCTAGCTCACCTTCTAAATCAGCGATCTCACCCTCAAGCGTTGTCTTCTTTCCATCGTGATCTGTTTTTTCTGTTTCTAGCTTTTCGATTTCAGCTTCCACAGTTGTGACTTCATCATCACCTTTAGCTTCTTCGATCGACAATTCAAGATCGGTCGATCTTTTTGCAAATCCTTCATCTTGCGTCATTAACTCCGCAAGCGTTGATTTGCGCTGTTCAATTTTCTTACTTAGCATCAGTTGTTTTAAAGCCATTTTTTAATCGCTCCCTTAATTGTATTTTCTTTTGTTCGAGTTTTCTTTCTTCGTGCTGCTTCACTTCAACTTTTCGCGCCTGGACACCCGTTTCTGCATAAGCTGGAAACGTTACAACAGATACTTCGTGTAGATCAATCTCTTTTAATATCCATTTGACAGTGCCATCTTCACGGAAGTCTGTTTCTTCGTTTAAGATATTAAATCCAAACGAACATTGATCAACATCCCCGCGTTTAACGCGTGAGTAAAGATTGATTGCGTCGGTATCTTCCGGGTTTATCTTGACGCTACCCCACAAGCCGCGGCTATCAACCTTTAAATCTAGTGATCCTGATTTGTTACGACCCAAGACTAAACTCGTGTCGTGGTTGATCAGCGCCCTAATGTCATTGCTCATTGTATTGTCAAATGCACCAGGTGCAATCTCTTCATAAGCGCCGCGCCATAGTTCTGTTTCTGTATTAAAAACTGCAAAATAGCCTTCGATAACTTTTTCACCGCTATCATCAGCTCGCGTTTTTAAATCGGCAGCAAGGCTCCTAGTCTGTATTTCGCTTCTACTCATCCTCTTTCTCACCACCTTTCAACTTCTTTTGATCTCCAATCATACCTGCAGGAATATAGTTCTCAAGCATGACTAGTTCGTTTAATCCTTTTTTAGGTGACAAGCTGATCCAGTCTCTGACCTCATTGCCCCACATCAATCCACGTGTGTACATTTGCATTCCAACTTCGGCTAACTCTTTGATGTCATACGCATACAAAGACCGGGGATTTAATTTAAAATACCAATCCTGTTTATAAATAATTTTGCGCGTTAGTTCTTGTTCAATCCCTTTCGCTATTGGTAGCAGACCTGTTTTTATCCAGTTATTAAATTCATCTTTATCAAATTCACCTACCCCAACAAAAAAAGGTGGCACTCCAATAATGCTCGCTACCGTTCTTTTATCAAGTTGTACTGTATCGTTTATAGCTAGATCGTTCAGCGTTAACGGCTTAATCTGATCGACTTTAATAAATTCAGCTGGAACGATCCACGGCTTGCCTCCACTCGTTTCAGTAATGTACTTATCAAGTATTCCCTGACGACCTTCAGCGCTCGCTAGTTCTTCAGTCATGGCGTCCACAGATACGATGACGGATGGCTTCCATTTATCCGACATAAAACTTTTCTTTGTAGCACTAGCTTGTTTTAAATTTTCAACAATATCTTTTAAAACAATTTGAAAACCTCTTCCGATATACGGTTTTTCTGGATCCGGGTTAACGATAAAGTGTAATACTTCGTCATGTGCGAATCTTTGCACGCCGTATACGACTTCATAACCGTCCTTTGCATCCATAAAAGAAACTCGAGAAGGTTTAAGCGGTATGAGATCATCAATTCGTCCGTTTTCTACTTTAGGATAAACGACGCTGTTCCCTTTCCCATCTAGCAGCATAGTGTAGACGATGTTGTACACCCAGGCTTTGCGAGTCATTAAACTGTAAGGGTTAATGTCGATCTTACGCGATAACTCATTCCTTACTCTTACATCGCCATCGTCTGTATTCTCCATTAGTTGGATAGTCATACTGCTGATTAACTCTGCCGTTTTGTGGACCGCCATTCTTACTTCTGGATTATCAGAAAACCGGGTATACCCATCCACAAGGATTGACGTGTCCTCCCCCGTCATAAATAAACCTATGGGATCAGTCGATCTCTTTTTACTCTTGCGATTCCAAAATGCCATTGTATCACCTCCCTTTAAGCCATTGACTGGCGCTATTGGATTTCTCGATATTTTCTAACATGCGAATAGCCCCAAACACCGCGCCATCAAACAAGTCGATACGTTGTGTAGGCATAACCTTTTCATACTGGATCATGTCATCCGTTTTCTCTATTGCTCGTACATTTTGTACGCAATATTCGAAGGCTTGAGAATGTAAATAATAAAACTTTCCGTCTTTCGCTGACTTTTCAATCCTTCTGAATCCCTCTGATTTTTTATAAAAATACTGGGGCTGGTCAATGATTGAGAAACCTTTCTTCTTCATCTCAACAAAAAACTCACGGCTAAACTTTCTATCAAAACCCACTTGTTTAATTTTGAAACCCATCTGTTTCATCTTCACAAACCAGTTAACGATGTCTGAATGATTGACAGTAGGCGTATTACACATATCAAGCCAGCCATCATCTTTCCAACCAAACAATGGTATGTTATCGTCCTCTGCTTTTCGAGCAGCGGCAATGATTGGGAACCATGCGTGGGTGATGACGATATCCACACCCTTATAATTTCCATAGAGTGCGGAAGCCGTAAGGTCATGCATCTTAGATAAGTCAGCGCCCCCGTACCAGTCAATCTTCAACTTTGCCAATTCTTCAATGGTCCAATTATATTTTTTGTCTGAATTCTTGAATTCGTCAATGTTGAAATACGCTTTCATGGCAGCGGTAAAGATGTTCATCGACTTCGAAAAAAAATCTTTCCTTTGTTGTGGATCGTTCTGTGCTTGGAAAGCATCGTTCATAATGTCGTCCGGCCTGATCGAAACTCCGTAAGCTGGATTAGCTTTTTGTTGTTCAATTGGATTTGTATAATCTATTTCGCCGTTTTCATCTTCGTCGGCTTTCGCGATGAATACAAAGTAAGCTTCGTCCTTCACCGTTCCATCCAATATCTTTTTGCAATACTGCAAACGTTGATAACAAAAACTTGTCATATCGTCCCCGGCGGTAGTGATACCAATCATCAGTTTATTTGTATAAGCCTTCATCGCCTCTTTGATGATGTTGTACTGCTTTGGTGTTTTATAAGCATGAA